CAATCCGCGTCAAAGATGATATGAACTACCAACTCACTGATGTGATGGTGGAGTATCGCCCTGAGCAAGAACGCATGCTATGGGGCTTGGGTCTGGCAGGTAATGCCTTCAAGAAGGTGTACTACGACCCGGGCCTTGCACGTCAAACCTCTATCTTCGTACCAGCAGAAGACATTGTGGTGCCTTACGGCGCGTCAAACATTGAGACTGCCGAGCGGGTAACGCACGTGATGCGCAAAACCCCTAACGAGTTGAGAAAACTTCAAGTAGCGGGCTTCTACCGTGACGTAGAGTTGGGTGATCCGCAAGATTCTTTTGATGAAGTAGAGAAGAAGATTGCCGAGAAGATGGGCTTTCGTGCTTCGCAAGATGATCGCTACAAGTTGCTGGAGATGCACGTCGATATTGACCTTGAGGGTTACGAAGATAAAGACGAGGACGGAGAGTCTACAGGCATCGCACTGCCTTACGTAGTGACCATCGAGAAGTCTACGATGACAATCCTAGCCATCCGACGCAATTGGAACTCTGATGATGAACTTAGAAAGAAGCGCAACCACTTCGTCCATTACCCATACATTCCGGGTTTTGGCTTCTATGCCTTTGGTCTTATTCACCTCATTGGCGCTTTTGCTAAGTCTGGCACTTCTATTATTCGCCAACTTGTTGACGCTGGCACTCTGTCGAATCTACCCGGCGGATTCAAAACTAAGGGTCTACGGGTCAAGGGCGACGATACGCCGATTGCTCCGGCAGAGTTCCGTGACGTCGATGTAACCAGCGGCACCATCAAAGACAACATCATGACGCTCCCGTACAAGGAGCCGTCACAAGTCTTGTATTCGTTGCTCGGTACCATCGTAGAAGAGGGACGACGCTTTGCTGCTGCGGCTGACTTGAAGGTCAGCGACATGTCTGCTCAGGCTCCAGTCGGTACAACGCTGGCTATCCTTGAGCGCACCCTGAAAGTGATGTCTGCTGTGCAGGCTCGCATCCACTACGCGATGCGCCAAGAGTTCCGCTTGCTCAAGAACATCATTCGTGACTACACCCCCGAGGAGTACGACTACGAGCCGTTCGATGGCACGCCTCGCGCTAAAAAGTCTGACTATGACTTGGTGGAAGTCATTCCGGTGTCGGACCCCAACGCGGCGACCATGTCGCAGAAAGTGGTTCAGTACCAAGCAGTAATCCAACTGGCGCAGTCTGCGCCGCAAATCTACGACTTGCCCTACCTGCATCGTCAGATGCTGGAAGTGCTGGGCGTTAAAAACGCTGCAAAATTGGTGCCGATGGAAGAAGACTTTAAGCCCCGTGATCCCGTGTCCGAGAACATGGATATGATTAACGGCAAGCCAGTCAAAGCCTTCATCTACCAAGATCATCAAGCACACATCGCAGTGCACATGGCGGCTGCGCAAGACCCAAAAATTGCGCAGTTAATTGGTCAGAGTCCAAACGCTCGGACTATTCAGTCAGCCTTGGCTGCACACATCCAAGAACACCTTGCCTTCGAGTATCGCAAACAGATCGAAGAGGCTGCTGGTGTGCCTTACCCCGCTCCAGACTCCGAGATGTCCGAAGAGACTGAAGTGCAAATCTCTCGTCTGGCTGCTGCTGCCGCTCAACAAGTGCTCCAGAAGAACCAAGCCTCTATGGCGCAAGAGCAAGCCCAGCAAGCCGCACAAGACCCCATCGTCCAGATGCAACAAGCAGAACTTCAGATCAAGGCACAAGAAACCGAGATCAAGAAGCAAAAACTCCTTATTGATACTGCGGCTAAGAAAGACCAACTGGCTGTTGAACGCGAACGCATCGCGTCGCAGAAAGAAATTGCAGGCATGCAAACAGGGGCAAAAATTGCCGCTGACAAAGCCAACCTGTCCTCAAAACAACAGGCAGAAGGCATGCGCATGGGCATCGAGATTGCCCGTGAATTGCAACAAGGTTCCCAACCACCCGTAAAGGAGAATGAATGAGTGAAGACCTTTTGACGTATCTCTCAAAAAAGATACGTGAGGAACAACGTCTCATTGAAGAAGATTTGGTGATGGGTAAGGCTTCGGATCACGGCGCGTACCAACATGCGTGCGGTGTGTACCGAGGCTTGCTTATCGCCAATAACATGCTGTTAGAAACCAAAGAAAGGATGGAGAACTCAGATGACTGAAATTTTAATTGGGCAGGACGCAACCGACCCAAACAACATAACCGTGCTACCGGATTCCGCCGAAGAGAAGGCCAAGCAGTTGCCCCAACCTTCCGGCTACCGCATCCTCTGCGCAATCCCAGAGGTTGAGGACAAGTATGAAAGTGGGATCGTCAAAGCCGACATCACTCTACAACACGAAGAGATTCTGACTACGGTGCTATTCGTAATGAAGATGGGTCCAGATTGCTTTAAAGACGAAAAACGTTTTCCAAGTGGTCCTTGGTGCAAGGAGGGGGACTTTATTCTGGTCCGCCCCCATGCAGGCACAAGACTAAAAATTCACGGACAAGAGTTCCGCATTATCAACGACGACAGTGTCGAGGGGATTGTTCAAGACCCTCGCGGCATTTCGCGCAAATAAGGAGTGAGCCATGCCTCTACCTAAACCCCCAGAAGTAAAAGATGACTTCGAGTTTGAAATCGAAGGTCAGGAACAGGGTGTACAAACTTCCGAAACTAAGGGTAAACCCTCAAAACGGGAACCCGAAATTGAGGTAGTAGACGATACCCCTGAAGAGGACCGCGACCCGTCAACGGGCCGTGCACGTGAGCCGCTCCCTAGAGAAATTGTTGATGAACTCGAAAACGATGAACTAGAGGATTACTCGGAAAAAGTAAAGATTCGCCTCAAGCAGATGAAGAAGGTTTGGCACGATGAACGTCGTGCTAAAGAGGCTGCACTGCGCGAGCAGCAAGAGGCAATCACTATTACGCAGCGGATGGTTGAGGAAAATAAACGCCTCAAGACCCAGATCACTGCGGGCGAAAAGTCCTATATTGATACCGTAAAGGGTGCAGTAGAACTTGAACTGGAGATGGCGAAACGGGCCTACAAAGAGGCTTACGACGCTGGGGATGCTGACCAGATTATGGCGGCGCAGGAGAAATTTAATGTTGCGTCTTTTAAGATGCAGCAGGTAAATAATTACCGACCCCCTTTACAAACTCCCGAAGTTGAGGTAAATAACGTACCTGAGAGGGTGCAAGTTCCGACTCCCGATTCCAAAACACTTGCGTGGCAAGAGCGCAATCCTTGGTGGGGAACGGACTCTGAGATGACTGCACTAGCCCTTGGGTTCCATCAAAAACTGGAACGCGAGAATGGTAAGCAGTTTATCGGCACCGACGATTATTGGCAGCGCATTGACAGTACAATGCGACGTCGATTCCCCGAGTACTTTGGTATCTCGGAGAATGAAACACAAACGACTAACGGGGGCGGCAAGCCCGTTACGCGCACAGAAAGTAAGCCCGCCACAGTGGTTGCTCCGGCATCCCGAAGCACGTCTTCCAAGCGGATTGTGCTGAAACAATCGCAACTAAACCTTGCGAAGAAATTGGGATTGACCCCCGAGCAGTATGCCCGGGAATATGCAAAAACTTTGGAGAACTAACATGGCTGAAAATAGACTTGCACGCGAATTAGATACCCGTAGTACGGCAGAGCGCCCCAAGCAGTGGATGCGCCCTGAAACCTTGCCGCAACCAGATGTGCAGCCGGGTTATGCGTACCGATGGGTGAGGGTTTCTACTCTCGATAAGGCTGATGCCCGCAATATCTCGTCAAAAACACGAGAGGGTTGGGAACCAGTCCGTATGGAGGAGCAACCCAAATTTTCACTGCTAGTCGATCCCAATAGTCGTTTTAAGGACAACATTGAGATCGCCGGGTTGTTGCTCTGCAAGATGCCTGTTGAATTTGTCCAGCAGCGTAGTGACTACTACGCTAAGGTGACCAAAGACAATATGGAGGCTGTAGACAGCAACTTTATGAGAGAGAATGACCCGAGGATGCCTCTCTTTGCGGAGAAGAAATCCAAAACGTCATTCGGTTCTGGCAAATAACTTTTTGTGAGGTAACAAAATGTCTTATCCTACCGTTTCGAAGCCCTACGGGCTTCTACCGATCAATTTGATCGGCGGTCAGGTGTTCGCCGGTGCCACACGTCAGATTCCCATCGCTTCCAACTACAACACGAACATCTTTTATGGTGACCCTGTTAAGTTGGTTTCTTCGGGTACTCTGGAGCGTGACACCCCCGACGCCGCAATGACCCCTGTTGGTGTGTTCCTTGGCTGCTCTTATACCGATCCTACGTTCGGTAAAGTGTTTCGTCAGTACTACCCGCAAAACACAGTTGCAGATGACATCGTGGCTTATGTCCAAGATGATCCTGATGCGCTGTTTAAAGTAGCGGTTGTTTCTGGCACCACTGCAATTGCTGCCTTTTCGCGCACTTTCGTTGGTAACAACGTTGAGATGGTTAACAACGCTGGCAGCACCACTACTGGTAACTCTGCCGCCGCTGCTTCCAACCCAGCAACTACCGACACTTTGCCCCTCCGTGTTATTGATGTGGTCCCTGATACTGTAATCGTGACTACTGCTACTGGTACTACTACCAACGGCAGTGATGCAGTAACTTTGTCCGCCACTAACGCTGACATTCTGAAGTTCATGGCTGTTTCGGGTACTGGCGTTGCTGCTGGTGCTACCGTTGCTGCTATTTCGGGTACTTCGCTGACTCTGTCTGCTAACGCTACTGCTTCTGGTACCGTGACGCTGACTTTTGTCGGTTACCCCGAAGTGGTTGTGAAGTGGAATGCGCCAAGTGCTACTGGTCAGGCTGGTGGTCATCAGTATCTCAATGCCACCGGCGTCTAAGGAGTGACAAATGGCTATTTCACGCGCACAACTACTTAAAGAACTCCTCCCCGGCTTGAACGCCCTATTTGGCATGGAATATGCCACTTATGGTGAACAGCACAAGGAGATTTACGAAACCGAGACCTCCGAGCGTTCGTTTGAAGAGGAAACCAAACTGTCTGGATTCTCCGCCGCTCCGGTGAAGAACGAAGGCAGTGCGATTGCCTACGATAACGCGCAGGAAGTCTTTACGGCTCGCTACACCCACGAAACCATCGCTCTTGGTTTCTCGCTGACCGAAGAGGCCATCGAGGACAACCTGTACGACTCCCTGTCGTCTCGTTACACCAAGGCTCTGGCTCGTGCTATGGCGTACACCAAACAGATCAAGGCTGCGTCCAATCTGAACAACGGCTTCAACTCTGCCTTCGTTGGCGGTGATGGTCAGCCTCTGTTCTCGACGGCACACCCCTTGGTTTCTGGTGGCGTTAACAGCAACACGCCCGCTACCCCCGCTGACCTGAACGAGACTTCTTTGGAAGCCGCCGTTATTCAGATCGCTGCGTGGACTGACGAACGTGGTCTGTTGATCGCTGCACGCCCTAAGAAACTGGTCGTTCCTCCGAGCCTCCAGTTCGTTGCAACCCGCCTGTTGGAGACTGAACTCCGCACGGCTACTGCCGACAACGACATCAACGCCATCAAGAACAACGGCTCAATCCCCGAAGGCTACACCGTGAACCACTATCTGACGGACACCAACGCATGGTTCCTAACGACAGACGTTCCCAACGGTCTGAAGCACTTCGTGCGTATGCCGCTGAATCAGTCGATGGATGGTGACTTCGATTCAGGGAATGTAAGATATAAAGCGCGTGAGCGCTATTCGTTTGGAGTGTCGGACCCGTTAGGCATTTTTGGATCGCCTGGGGCCAATTGATTACAGACGGATTACTAGATACAATAACCCCTAAGTTAAACACTTGGGGGTTGTATGAAGTACACCGAATGTAGTCATCAAAAGTGCGGTAATCCTGTATTTGCTACAGGCTTATGTCGTAAGCACTACGAAGAGGAGCGGTTGGCAACAGCCGCTCCTTGTTCTTTTGCTGGGTGCAAAGAAAAGTCTTATCGTGGCGATTTGTGCGCAAAGCACTATAGAGAAAAAATAAAATCTGCCCGCCCTAAATGTACTGTTTCTGGCTGCCAAGAGCCGCAAAAACATTTAACGCTTGGTTTGTGCCAAAAACACCTGTTTAGGTTTACTAGGCACGGTACTGTTGAGCAAACAAGGCCATCTGATTGGGGCTCAAGAGAGGCTCATCCGTTGTACAAAACTTATGTTTGGCACAAAAGAAAAGTAAACGGAATGTGCGATGAGTGGGCAAGTGATTTTTGGGCTTTTGTAAATACGGTCGGAGACAAACCAAATGATTGCACTCTAAGAAGGTTAAACAAACTTCAACCAATTGGTCCAAATAACTGGTTTTGGAAAGAAAAAATTCCAAGTAAAGACAGGGCTTTTTATTTGCGAGAGTGGAGAAAAAACAACCCAGAAAAAGCAAAAAATGCTGACCTAAAGAAAATGTACGGTATTTCCTTGCACAAGTATTTTGAGATGTCTGAAGCGCAAAACCATAAGTGCAAAATATGCGGGGAAAAAGAAAAAACTTTGGATAAAGATGGGGTGCCAAGAAAAATGCCAGTTGACCATTGCCATACAACCGGCAAAGTTAGGGGTTTGCTATGCACAGCCTGCAATCGCGCCCTTGGGTTGTTTAAGGACAGTCCTGAGATTCTTAGGTGCGCTGCAAAATATGTTGAAGACTCCCTTGACACCCCTTCCAAACAAGCGTAAAAAGGAGTCATTCCAAGATCCCCACCTGTACCGACTGGCTTGGCAGACTTAGTAGAGACGGTGCAGGGATGTGCTACTACACAAGGAGTCCCAAATGGCACGCACTACCTTTTCAGGCCCAGTCGCCTCGCAAAACGGTTTTATTTCTGTAGCTTCCACGTCTGGCAAAACCCTCACGATTCAAGCTCCTGCTGCACTTGCCGCAGACACAACGCTGACGTTTCCTAACGGCGCAGGCGCCAACGGTCAAGTTTTGACGACCAACGGTTCTGGCACGCTTACTTGGACGACCAATGGTGCAGGTACTGTAACGTCTGTTGGCGGTACTGGTACGGTCAATGGTTTGACGCTTACTGGAACAGTCACTGACAACGGTGATTTGACGCTGGGCGGTCAGTTTGCGCTGCCGCAAGCCACCGCTGCTGAGTTAGTTGCTGAAACAGACCCCATCAATACCACTGGCAAATATGGTGGCAAGATGGTGGTAGACATTGCTACTGGCATTATTTATACAGCAGTCGGCGGCGGTGTAAACGACGCTTGGATGCCATCTGACGCTAGTGGTGCTGTTACCCCAGCCCCTTAATTTAGGAGGTCAGCATGGGTATGCAGACTGATGTTAAATCAACAGCGATAGCGGCTGCGCAAACCAATGCGGCAGTGTTTGCAGGGCGGTCCCGTATCAAGGGACTGCTCGTTTCCGTGCCGGTTGCTGGCGGAACGATGACGCTGCAAAACGGCTCTGGCGGCACGGTGGTGTTTAGTTTTGTCGCCCCAACAGTGGCTGCCGCAGTCAACGTGGTGGTGCCGGGTGAAGGCATCCTGTGTGAAAACGGCATCTACGCCACCACGCCAGCCGGTATGACGGCCACGGTGTTTTATGGCTAAGAATCCCTCCCTGTCGATCAAGCGCGGTGAAAAGCTGCCAGTGTCGCAGGGAGCAGGATTGACCGCCAAAGGTCGTGCCAAAATGAACCGTGAAACTGGTTCTAACCTAAAAGCTCCGGCTCCCAATCCTAAGACCAAAAAGGATGCGGCTCGTAAGAAGTCGTTTTGTTCCCGCATGGCAGCGGTTAAGGGTCCGATGAAAGATGAAAAAGGTAGGCCGACTCGGAAGGCGGCAAGTCTTAAGCGATGGGGATGCTAAATGGAAATGATGTTATGGAACATGGCCTTGACGGTGATTGTGGGAATCATGGGCTACGTCATTAAAGAAAAGTTTGAAGAACTAAGCCGCCTTAGCATCCTATTGAACAGGACTAGGGAAGAGGTGGCGCGTGATCACATTACACGGGCAGAAGTCAAAGCAGATCTTCAAGCAATACGCCAACATTTTGATGACGGCTTTCAGCGTTTAGAGCATAAAATTGACAAGTTAGCAGCACAAAACAAGGGGTAAACCATGAAGAAAGTAAAGCGTTACGAAGAAGGCGGCTACACTGAGACTGATGACTACAAAAATCTAGTCTCTGCGCAAGAACGTGAAGACGTAGAAGCCATTGGCGACAAGTTTTCCAAGACGATGCCCAAGGCCGAGCCAACAACTGAAATGGCCAAGCCATTGAAGAAGGCGTCGTTCAAAGAGGCGTTTGCTGAAGCCCGCCGAAACGGCGAAAAAACGTTTGAGTGGATGGGCAAGAAGTACACCACTGAGTTGGCTTCTGAGAAAAAACAAGCACCAAAGCAGGTTGCGGCACCAAAAGCCCGCCCATTTGCTGAACGGCAAGAGGCAGCAGGCAAGAAAATGCAAGGCGCTTATCGTGGCGCGGTTGAGAATATCAAACAAGGCGCTCGCTCAATGATGGGCTTTAAGTCTGGCGGCAAGGTTACTCGCGGTGATGGCATTGCCCAGCGCGGCAGAACCAAAGGACGGATGGTGTAACCATGGACCAAATGAAAGATTCTTCTCGCACCAAGATGCTCAAAGAAGTGCCTACCGATGAGGACATGGGTCCGATCAAGCGCATGGTCAAAAAAGGTATGGTCAAGGGCAGTGAGTTACTAGACCGCATGGGCCTGACGCAAGAAAGCCAGTATGAGAACAAAACCAAAGAAGAGATGGCCGTCAAGAAAGCCAAAGGCGGCGCTATTCGTGGCTACAAAAAAGGCGGCAAGATTGATGGCTGCGCTCAACGTGGCAAGACAAAAGGTCGGATTGTATGAAGAAAGCTGCCGGTCAAAAGAAGGTTGCTAAGGTCATGCGTGAGTTCAAAGAAGGCGCGCTGCATTCTGGCAAAAATGGCAAGGTTGTAAAGAACCCAAAGCAGGCAATTGCAATTGCTTTGTCTGAGGCAGGTAAGTCCAAACCCAAAAGGAGCAAGAAATGAAAGAATCTAAAGAAATGATGAAAAAGGAAGTGGCCTTTATGAAGAAAAAAGGCGCTCCAAAGTCCATGATCAAGCATGAAATGGCGGAAGCCAAAGGTATGAAAAAAGGCGGCATGTCCTATAAAAAAGGCGGCTCTGTTGATGGTTGCGCCACAAAAGGCAAGACCAAAGGCAAGATGGTTAAGATGGCAAAAGGTGGGAAGTGCTAAATGCGTGCGTCACGCGGCATGGGGGCAATCAACCCCAAAAAGATCCCAAAGGCCAAAACGATCAAACGCAAGGATGATCCAGATGTCGTTGAAGTCTATGCTAAGGGCGGCCCTGTTAAGGGTCTTTGGGATAACATCCACGCCAAGCGAAAGCGCATTGCAGCCGGAAGCGGAGAAAAAATGCGCAAACCCGGTACGAAGGGTGCGCCGACAGCCAAAGCCTTGCGTGAAAGCAAAAGCAAAAAAGGGTAAATCAAATGCGCGGCCTAAAGTTTCCCGTGTACAACCAAAAAACTGACGGCAACGTTTTTCACTGGATACTTGAAGCATCACAAGATTTTCGGCAGTCCAGAGCACGCGAACGGTATGTAGAATTAGAACGGTTGGCAAATACGCACAAAGCACTTGAAGAAGCGATGAAAGAAAAGGCCAAAAGATGACTACCTCTGGATCCACCGCGTTCGATTTAGACTTTACCGAGCTGGCCGAAGAGGCTTGGGAGCGGGCTGGGCGCGAGATGCGTTCTGGCTATGACCTGCGTACTGCTCGCCGGTCCATGAACTTGCTGATGATTGAGTGGCAAAACCGTGGTCTCAACCTGTTTACAATTGAACAAGGTCAGATCCAGCTCAATAAAGGTCAGGCAACATACCCGCTGCCATTGGATACGATTGACCTGCTGGAACATGTGGTGCGCACTGGCACCGGTCAGAACCAACAAGACCTGTCCATCTCCCGTATTAGTGTTTCTACCTATGCCACAATCCCCAGCAAGAATGCTCAGGGACGCCCAATTCAGGTATGGGTGCAGCGTTTGACCGGCCAGACTTATCCGGCAAGCAGTGGGTATGAACCCGGAGAAACGGTTCATCCAAAGGTTACGGTATGGCCAACGCCCAACCAAGACAACTTTTACACGTTGGTGTACTGGCGCATGCGTCGGATTCAGGACGCTGGCAGTGGTGCTCAGACGCCTGACGTAAGCTTCCGATTCTTCCCTTGCTTGGTGGCAGGGTTGGCGTTTTACATTGCCATGAAGACCCCGGAGCTGGCAGATCGGGTGCAGATGCTCAAGGCCGATTACGACGAGCAGTTCAATTTGGCTGCTGGCGAGGACCGCGAGAAAGCATCTGTAAGGTTTGTGCCACGCATGTATAGGCCGCATTAATCATGAGTAACCGATTTACCGCTGGCCACAAGGCGATTGCCGACTGTGATCGGTGCGGTCAGAGATTTAAGCTCAAGCAGTTACGTGAGCTGGTGATTCGTACCAAGAACACCAATATCATGGTGTGCCCCCAGTGCTGGGATCCTGACCACCCGCAGAACATGCAGGGCATGTATCCGGTGGAAGACCCGCAGGCGCTGCGCAACCCACGGCCAGACTTGCTGATGTATTACGGCTCCCCATCTCGTGATATTCAATGGGGTTGGAATCCGGTAGGATTTAACAATGCGTTACGGCTGCCAATTCCTGATAATCTCAATGTATCGGTTGTGGTCGGATCAGTAACGGTAGTCACTTCATAGGAGTTCAAAATGGACGCAAAAAAAGCAGTACACAAGCATGAAAAGGCAATGCACCCCGGCAAACCGCTTACCAAGTTTGCTAAGGGCGGCAAGACCAATCTTCAGATGAAAGAGCTTGGCCGTGGTCTGGCTAAAGTTGCCAACCAGAAAAAGTCTTCTTTTACTTACAAAAAGTCTTCGAGAGGGGGCTAAAATGGCCAAGTACAGCATGAAATTGAAGGGTAAAGAGGTTGGTCCGGCAGAAGTGTATGCCGAGCCACACACCATGTCTGGCAAGAAAACAGATGTGAATGCCTACAGCACTTACACCCCCGGCGCCAAGGTTATGGACACTTTGAACCCGTCGGTTGGTGGTATCAGCAAAGGCAACTATCCACCTATCAACCCGTATGGTGTTGGTGAGATGCGTGGCTATGGCGCCGCTACCAAGGGCCGCAAAATTAGTGGGAAAATGGGCTAATGAACTACGTTGAACTGAAGGCCAACATTCAAGACATCTGTGAAAATACGTTCACGGAAGATCAGCTCGCCATGTTTACCAAACAGGCGGAGCAGAAAATCTATGCAACTGTTGACCTGCCAACTCAACGTCGTAACGTCACTGGTGTGACCACCGCTGGTAACAAGTACCTGACCATGCCGTCTGGCATGCTGTACGTCTATTCATTGGCGGTTGTGACCAGCGGCGACTATGCCTATTTGCTGAACAAAGACGTGAACTTCATTCGTGAAGCCTACCCAGAACCTGCTGTCGGTGGTCAGCCCAAGCATTACGCCTTGTTTGACCGCAATACATTTATTCTTGGGCCAACGCCAGATCAGGCGTACACAATGGAGCTGCACTTCAGCGCCTATCCTGAGTCGATTGTGACCGCAGGTACCACTTGGCTGGGTGATGAGTTTGATTCTGCCCTGCTCAATGGCGCACTGATTGAGGCCATTCGATTTATGAAAGGTGAGCAGGACATTATTGCCAACTACGAAAAACTGTACTTGCAGGCCATTACGTTGCTGAAGAACTTGAGCGATGGCAAGCTGCGTCAAGACATGTACCGTAGCGGTCAACCACGGACGAAGGTGTCGTAATGGCATTTACTGGCAACTATATTTGCAACGTGTTTAAGACTGGCTTGCTCAACGGGTCAGCTAACTTTAGTGCTGGTATCTTTAAGATTGCCCTGTACACCAACAACGCAACACTGAACGAGAATACCGCTGGATATACGCCAAACAACGAAGTGACTGCCGTTGGCTATATGGCCGGTGGAGAAGTGCTGGTTCCGGCGGTTTCTAGTACAGATGGTGTGTCGTTTGTCAGTTTTCAGAACGTTATCTGGAATGCGTCGCTTACGGCCCGTGGTGCGCTGATCTACAAGGTTGGTGGCCCAGCGGTTTGCGTATTGGATTTTGGTGTGGATCGGACATCTACAGCGCAGTTTGAGGTGCAATTCCCACCAGCGGTTGCCGACTCCGCAATTGTTCGGCTCTCATAATAGGAACGATGAATGATCTCAGCATCCGGCGGCGCTCTTCTTGGTGACATTAAAGCAATGGCAGTATCCAATCGTGGATTTACGCCAGAAGAACTTGTGGACGGCGCACTAAACCAGATCATTTATGTTGGTTCCAATTCCCATCCGGCAATCCGTGAACAGGCCGAAGCTTTTAAGGCACTTATTCGTCAAGTCTTGTTGAGTTATGGTCATCAGTGTATAAACTCCAATAAGACCACGTTGGCAAACCGCTTCCGCGATGCGGGGCACCCTGAATTAACCAAACTTTTGGAGAACTAAAATGGCTGGATTTACCACAGCAATGCCCAACAGCTTTAAGGTTGAAATTCTTAAAGCCGTTCACAACTTTTCAAACCCCGGTGGCAACACGTTTAAGCTGGCGTTGGCCAAGTCCACAGCATCTGTTGTTGGTACTTATGACGCTTCCACGACCAGCTATACAGATTTGACCGGCAACTCCGATGAATTGCCCAATGGTAACGGATACGCTACTGGCGGAAACACGCTGACCTCAGTAACTCCGGTGCTAGACAGCTCAACCGCCGTGTGCGACTTTGACAACACGACTTGGACTGGCGCTACGTTTACCACTTCTGGCGGCATCATTTACAACGACTCTGCTTCCGGTGATCCGGCTTGCGCAGTGTTGAGTTTTGGCGGTGACCAGCAGGTAACTTCGGGCGACTTCCAGATTCAAATGCCTGCTGCTGCTGCCGCTACCGCGATCATACGAATCGCTTGATTTAGGGAAAAGATGTGTCAACTTACACCCTTGGCTGGGGCGAAGGTGGCTGGGGAATAAATGGTTGGAGCGGTATTGCTCCGGCTTATGCAGTCACGGGCGTTTCCGCCACGGGTTCAGTTGGCGCAGTATTAATTCAAGTTACGGCCCTGCCAGTTGGGGTCCAAGCCACAGGCGCAGTAGATAACGCAACACCGTTAGTTGCGCCAACCATCACCGGGGTTCAAGCCTCCGCTGCAATTGGCACAATCAAGGCTGTTCCAATTCGGAACGTTTTCCCTGTTGGCGTTGAAGCCACGGGATTTGTAGCGCCGCCAGACAACTATTTCTTGACGCACCCGGTTACTGGTGTACACGGCACAGCCGAAATTGGCGGGTTTATCGTTCAGGTGAACGATATTGTGGTCCCCGATACATTCCCGTTATTTGCTACCGGCGCTGTTGGAACGGTTGATTTTGCAATCAATTACACAACAACCGGGGTTCAAGGCACCGCTTCCGTAGAGCCAATTCTTGTTGCAGTGCAACCAGAGTTTTTTGGGGTTGAGGGTACAGCTTCAGTTGGAACCGTTGCAACAGCGGTGAATTCTACGGTGGAATTGACGGGTCTTGAGGCCACTGGTGCGGTCAATTCTGACGGATTCTTAATTGTTTACACGCCAACTGGTGTATTGGCCACAGCCAATACAAGCACAGTGACGCCAACGGTTATTCATGCGCACGATAGCGAAGAAGGTTTTGGTGCGGTTGGGGATGTCAGTTTTGTCATTAATTCAAATATCGCCATTACTGGGGTAGAAGCCACTGGATCGGTTGGCGATATAACGGCGCGGATTACATTTGTTGTAACGGGTGTTCAGGGCATAGGCGCGGTCGGAACCGTAGATATTGAGGTTGACGACGGCGTTATTGTTGACGGGGTGTATGGTATTGGCGCCATTGGCACTGTAAAATTTGGCGGGTGGACTTCGGTTGATGATTTCCAAAACCCCAATTGGGTGCCTGTTGACGATGCTCAGAACGTACTTTGGGAAGAAATTGACGTAGCGGCATAAAGGTAAATAAAGTGTTTGTTTACAAAATCACTAATACAGCTAACGACAGGGTTTATGTTGGACTGACAACCGGTTCAATTAAAAAACGCTGGCGTGAGCATAAGTGTGCTGCTAATACAGGGTCAGAAAAACCATTGTATCGCGCCATGCGCAAACATGGTATTGACAATTTTTCTATTTGCGTGATTTATACGGCATCCTCTATTGAGGACATGAGAAACGCTGAGATTAGATTTATTCAAGAATTAAAGGCGCATGCTTTAGAAAACGGATACAACTTAACTGATCACGGATACAGGCATGGCAACATAAACCAACCAGCAGGAGAGCGATCTTACAATGCCAAATTAACGGAACAGGTCGTGGCGTTTATTAGAGACCCAATTCACTGGGATAAGCCAAATTCTCAACTGCTTGACATGGTAAAGGAACAATTTGGAATTGATGTAAGCCGAGATGGGCTGCGCGATGCTAGGCGCGGTGACGTATGGAAGCATTTGAATGACAAATACCCACCAGTCAAATCTGAACGCGGGTCTAGGAAACAACCAATTAGTGAAGAAAATAAACAAAAAGCAAAAGCAATCCTTGATTTGCATAGACCACAAGCATTAAAAAAACTTGCCGAATCCAAAAAAGGTAAGCGCGGACCAAATGCAAAACTGCCAGAAGCAACAATTAAAGAAATTTTTTATAGCCCGTTGTCGTTATTAAAAACCGCAGAACAGTTTGGCGTTAGCAAAAAAATGGTTTTGTTGGTTAAACAACGCAAAACCCATATTTATTTAACAAAGGATTTGTAATATGCCAACCAATTACACTTCACTGCTTGGATTTGCCCTGCCAGAAACAGGAACTTTAAGCGGTACTTGGGGCGATACAGTCAACCAAAACATCACCGAGCTAGTCGAGGATGCAATTGCCGCTACGGCAACAGCTTCTGTAACTTCTGGCGACTGGACGCTTTCTACCACCGGATCTGGTTCGGCCAATGAAGCCCGCTGCGCTATCCTGATTCCAACGGGATCTCCGGGCACGACCAGAAACATCATTGCGCCAAGCCAGTCCAAGGCATACGTTGTTGACAACCAATCCAATGGTGCTGTTGTTATTAAAGGTGCCGCAACAGTTGGCACCACCATTCCGGCTGGATCCAAGGCCGTGGTGGCATGGAACGGGTCTGACTTTGTAACGGTCGCCGCTCCGGGTACGGTCACTTCAGTTGGCGGCACTGGAAGCGTAAACGGCATAACACTTACCGGAACGGTTACTTCTTCAGGCAGCCTGACGCTTGGTGGCACGCTAAGTGGCGTCAACCTTACATCTCAAGTTACCGGAACTCTTCCGGTGGGAAATGGCGGTACAGGTCTTACCACTCTTACAGCTAACAATGTCATCCTTGGCAACGGCTCATCCACGCCTACTTTTGTGGCCCCCGGAGCTAACGGTAATGTATTGAAATCCAACGGCACTACATGGACATCGGCGGCTGAAGCCGCTCAGGTGTATCCAGGTGCCGGTATTGCCGTATCGACTGGATCCGCATGGAACACATCAAAAACATCTCCAACCGGAACAATTGTTGGTACCACCGACACTCAAACACTTACCAATAAGCGAGTTAATCCTCGTGTCGTGGCTGCGTCGGGAACCTCTGGTAATTTGACCATCAATGGAGATACAACTGATGTTTATAAAGCGGAAGGCCTAACTGGGGCAATTACGTTTCTTCAGCCAAGCGGAACCCCGGTAGACGGGCAACGGCTTGTGATTCGATTGGAAGACGATGGCACCGCCCGTGGCATCACTTGGACGACATCTGCTGGCGCATTTAGGGCCGTTGGTATTACGCTGCCGACCACGACCGTTTTAGGTAAAGTTACCTACGTTGGGTGTTTTTATAACGCCACAGATTCATTTTGGGATGCGGTGGCAACTGTTACGCAAGCATAAGAGGACAGCATGAAGATTGATTTTGAGTTTGACACACCACATGGCAAGTACCGTGATGCTCTTTATCTGCCCGATGACCACACCTACACTCAAGAGCAGATCGTGGCAATGCAGACCGAGCGTTTGAACAACTGGATTTATGCCGTTGAAAACCCGCCTCCTGCACCTGATTATGTAGAGATTGACGGTGTTAGCTACGAAAAGGTTGAGATTGACGGGCAGGTTATTCTAAAGCCTGTGCAGATTACTGAGGAATAAAAATGGCTGATCGCTATTGGGTAGCCGGTGGTAGTGGGAACTGGAACGGTACAGACACTAACAACTGGTCTGCTACTTCTGGTGGTGCTAGTGGTGCGTCTGTACCCACAACTGCAGACGATGTTTTCTTTGATGCCAACTCTGGTGCTGGTACAGCTACGATTGCTACTGGTAATACTGGTGCCAAGTCAATTACCTGCACGGGGTTTACTGGAACGATTACTGGTTCTGCGGCAATCACGGTAGCAGGCAGCGTTACGCTTGTTTCTGGAATGACTTATACCCATACGGGGACGATGACGTTTACTGGCACCGGGACGTTGACGACTGCTGGAAAGACGTTTAGCGTTGTGAATGTTAATGGCTCTGGAATTACTCTGACGCTTGGCGATGCGTTAAATGTCGGAACCGCATCAGGAAAAAGTATTCAAATTACGCAAGGAATATTTAATACTGCAAATTATAACGTAACGTGCAATTTAATTAGTTCTAATAACGCAAATGTTCGAACAATTACGCTGGGATCAAGTACAGTAACTTGCGGCGGAAATGGAGTTACTTTTACTAGCTCAACTAATCTTACGTTTAATGCGGGAACATCTACAATTAACGTTGGTGGCGGTACCGCAACTTTTAACGGCGGCTCCCAAACCTTCTACAACGTATCGTTTACTAGCCCCTTAGCAGGCACACGTGACATCACAGGTGCAAATACATTTAACAACCTAACGCTAAACGCAAGCGCAACTGGTTTAAGCCAACTTTCTATTTCAGCAGATCAAACCGTCAACGGCACATTCACTTGCGCTGGTTCGTCTGCAATACAACGTGGATTTGTTCGTTCTAACACCATCGGCACTACACGCACCATAACTGCCGCAACTTTGTCTGCTGATGACTGCGACTTTAGAGACATAACTATTGCTGGTGGCGCTGCTGGTACTGCGCCAACACGGGCTGGCGATTGCGGTGGTAATTCAGGCATTACATTCCCGGCGGCTAAGACGGTGTATCGGGTTGGTACTAGCACAAGTTGGGGTAATCCTGCAACTAACTCGTGGGCATTAACATCAGGCGGCACGGGCAGCCAAGTTAATTTTCCTCTGGCTCAAGATACAGCGATTATTGATAACAACACAGCATTAACGGGAACATTGGCGTTTACACAAAATTGGAATATTTGTGCGCTTGACTGCTCAAGCCGAACTACGGGTATTACGTTAAACTACAACAACAGCTCAAACTGGTACGGCTCTCACACCCTCGGCTCTGGCGTAACAATAGCAGGTACAACTGAACAAACCTTCGCTGGTCGTGGAACGATGCCCTTTACTAGCGCAGGTAAGACAATTACGTTTTCAATTACGGTAGATGCTCCCGGTGGTACTTTCCAGCTTGGTGATGCGTTTAGCTCCAGTAACACAATTACGCACACACAAGGCACGTTTGATGCCAATAATTACAACCTGACTTGCAGAGCATTTGCTTCAAGCAATTCAAATACAAGAACTATTACAATGGGCTCTGGATTGTGGACGTTGATGGGGACCGGAACAATTTGGTCTAGTTCCTCAACAGGTCTTACTCTTAATAAAGATACTGCAAATATTTTGTTGTCTGACAACTCAACCCAAGACAGACGCTTTGACGGAGGTGGTTTATCTTACAACAAACTTATAATAGGCGGTAACACATCAACATCAACCTTAAACCTTAACGTTACTGCTATTAGTACTGGCACCTCCTTTGCAGAGATTGCATCAACCAAAACAGTTGCACACACAATAGTGCTTAGTCAAAATCTTGGAACCATTGGAACGTGGAGTGTTACTGGATCATTAGGAAATATTGTGACGTTGCAATCAAGCGTAGCAGGCATTCGCCGCAACTTCACACTTACCAACGTTACCAGCGGTATTGATTACCTGAGCGTCAAAGACATCGGCGAACTCAGCGGCAACAAGTTCTATGTTGGTGCAAATTCAACAGATGGCGGCAATAACTCTAATGTTTATTTTACTGCTGCGCCTGCACCAGCCGCTACAGGCAATATGTTCTTTATGTTCTATTGAGGATTGAATATGGATTGGCTTACCAAACTTGCCCCAGTAGCCGCCAGCATGTTGGGTGGTCCATTGGCCGGATTGGCCGTAGATGCTATTGGCTCGGCGCTCGGATTAAAAGACGTCACCAAAGAGAAAATCACAGAAGTCTTGCAGTCTGGCACCATGACGGCAGAACAGATTGCGGCGCTCAAAACGGCAGAAGTTAACCTGAAGATCAAGCTCAAAGAGTTAGACATCAAGGCCGAAGAGATTGCTGCTGCCGACCGAGATTCCGCTCGCAAGATGCAGATTCAGAATCGGTCTTGGATTCCTGCCGTACTGACCGTTCTTACCGTGGGCGGCTTCTTTTGGCTGCTGATCGGTTCTGCGACGGGCGACTTCACCTTGCAAGGCTCGGACATTATGATGCTGCTACTCGGCGTGCTGGCCCGTGAGACGGCTGGTGTCTACGCCTATTGGTTTGGGTCATCATCTGGCAGCGCACAAAAGACTGAAATGCTCAAGAAATGACCGAGAACTTTGACCGATGCCTAGCCCATGTACTCAAGTCAGAAGGGGGTTATGTCAACCATCCCGCTGATCCCGGTGGCCGTACCAACCTTGGGGTAACGCAGCGCGTCTGGGAAGAATGGGTCAAACGCCCTGTAACCGAGCAAGAGATGCGGGATCTGAAGCCAGAAGATGTCAAGGAACTTTACCGCCAACGGTACTGGAACCAAGTCAAATGCAACGACTTGCCGACCGGGGTGGATTTGTGTGCGTTTGACTTTGCTGTGAACTCCGGGGTGCGCCGCGCCACTACCTTTTTGCAACGTATGGTTGGCGCCAAAGAAGATGGCATCATTGGCCCGCGTACACTGGCTGCCGTCAAGGCCGAAGAGCAGGACACACTTATACGCCGCTACTGCGCCGCTCGGCTACAATTCTTGCAGGGATTAAGCACCTTTGCTACCTTTGGCAGGGGGTGGACTGCACGGGTTGCTCGGGTGGAAAAAGACGCCTTGGAGATGCTAAATGAGTCTTAAAAAGATATTGCCGTCGCCGGGCGTAAAACGGGAAAATACCCGCTACACCAATGAGGGCTCTTGGTATGACTGCGACAAAATTCGTTTTCGCCAAGGCACCCCGGAAAAAATTGGCGGTTGGCAGCGGATTTCTAGCAATACCTTTCTTGGTGTGTGCCGGTCTCTGTGGAACTGGGTAACGCTGTCCTCTCAAAACTTGGTTGGTCTTGGCACCAACCTCAAGTTTTATATTGAAAACGGCGGGTCGTACTTTGACATTACGCCGATTCGTGCGTCCGTAACCCTGACTGACCCGTTTGAAACCTTCAATGGCTCGTCTATTGTTGAGGTGACAGACGCCAATGGTGGCTACGAAGACGGCGACTTTGTGACCTTTTATGGGTCTACAGCCGTGGGTGGATTGACCATTATTGGTCAGTTTCAGATCAATTTGTCCGGCGCTAATAAGTACACGATTGATTTTGGCTCTCCTGCGAGCGGTAACGCAACAGGCGGCGGCACGGTAATTGCCATGTACCAGATCAACACCGGCCCATCTGCTGTGGTGCCATTAACAGGATGGGGTGCGGGTGCGTGGAGCTCTGCTTCTTGGGGTATTGGACAGAGCACGGCAGATGCCATTCGTTTGTGGAGTCAAAACAATTTTGGTGAAGACTTGGTGTTTGGTCCTCGCGGCGGGGGTATTTATTACTGGGATGCCAGCATTGGCTATTCA